CTCTGATATCCTATCCGATAATTCCTGGTCGGACATTCCATTATTATAAATCACATTCGGATTCAGTACGGAGAGCAATAAACTATTAAGAAACCTAACGGTAGGAGAAAACACCAAATTTGATTCGGCGGTCCATGCGGATATGCCCTGACCTACCTTCCCGATGTCCATATGCCCATCCTTTTCTGGTTTGAAGATGTCTTTCAGAGAAAATCTAATATTCCTGCTATCGAATCTAGATTCGGCTGCATACTTCTTAACATAATTTTTCCTCTCCGCAGCTCTCCAAAATTGATCCATATTAGTTTTCATCTGTTCCATACTAGAAGCGGATTTCAACTTGCGAAAGTCTATACATTCCCGGAAAAACAGGTTAACCATTTCCCTGGCCAATGCAACACCGCTATCTCCCATCCGTTTATTTGGTTTTTTCCTAAGATATCTGAATTGTGCACATTGCAGAGTTTGGAACGGATACGACGAGTCATATCTTAAACCGTGTCCAGTAGAAAACGCATTATATTTAGTCTCGCATGATTTAGGTGATCCCCTAATATTTATAGGAGCCACCATATCAGGGTTTAGTTTACCTGATGTGAAATCCGATTTGATCTGATATGATTCATAGTAATTTTTAAAAGGCACACTAAATTGGTCGGCATAGGAAGGGACAAGAGTATCAACATATCTGTATGCGTCATAAGCTGTATGTTCTTTAGTTAAAAATTCATTGACCGGAATTTTTAAATTTAAAGTTGGAATTTCCGGCATTAATTCCAACACATTCGAAAATCCTGAAATATATTAATTTCACTCCGGGCCATGTTATCCCTAACTTCCCTAACCAATTTATTGGCAGGATCGACCAACATCGTGTTAATGCTATGGCTTATATTACTCATGAGAGTTTCTGGTCTACGTATTTTATCAGCTATATCATCGGGCAAGTTCCTAATAAGATCTTCTCGAGTAACATCGGAGAAGCTAATGCCAAGATTACTAATCACCGGATTAAGTACATCATATATGGTGACAGTACCGGGCATAACCGATTCTATCAACAATCGGGTAGTTGTATCAATCAAGGTATCTATCAATTTATTTATTATTTTATTCTTGAGTTCTATAAAT